CGCTTGAGCGGAAGAAGAATTGATTGCCACCAGATGCAGGCTGAGCCACGGAGCCTTCCGCAAACACCGTCCCCTCATCCTGCCGATACCAGGAAGAGAAGTTGCTACCACTAATGCTGGCCACGTCAGCACTGCGGGTGACCGTGGCGGTGGTGGTGGGGATGTAGCTGGTGGGGAAGGCCCCGGCTTCTAGTTGGGCGCCCCAGAGGAAAAGCCCTTTGGTTATGTCGCCTGCATAGGACTCAACCCTAGCCGCTGTGGCGCTTGTTACGATATTCCATTGCGCTCGCAATGTGCCGGAAGCAGTAGTGGTGCGCGTGACAGTGCAGCGATACCAGCCATTGGGGTAAGGAACCATACTGGCGGTAAGCTCTAGGTCTACTGCTCCAAGAGTGCCGGTTGCAAGGTTAAAGTTTGCTCTAAACCCGCCAAGAACTCCGGTTGCAACAAATTGCAAGACAGACCGCTCAGCAGCCTTTGCAAATATCGACAGAGTGTAAGTGCCTGCAGATTGAGATGCAGTATCTTGTCGTATGCTGTGTTCTGCGGTTGTTGCAGTTTCGAGTATCTTGTCGGCAGTTGTTAAGCCATCAGGCGCAAGAGTTTGATCAGTTGAAACAGTTGTGTTTGTTGGCGTCCACGTCGTCGAAAAATTTTCCGACTGCAGCAACAAATTCGTCCTCTGCTCCTCCACAAGCAGCCCCAAGCTTTCGCCGGTCGTGGGGTTGTGGTCGAAGCGGGCTTCGTTCGTCGTTGCCGTCTTGATCAGCCCGTCGCTGCCGACGTAGGTGCCTGAACTAGCCCTGGTGAAGGTGACGAGGTTCTGCCCACTAGTGGCGTCAACTAATGACTTGCTGTCAGCAAAGTTAAGGTCAAGCGAGGGTCTTGCTCCTCCGAGATCCCAGAGTTGATTACCAAGACCTCGATATTGATTGATTGAATTTGTCTTGGTTCCACTCAGTCTCATCAGATCAACTCCGTTACTTCAAGAGTACCGTCAGTAGTTGCATTACGAAGGACAGCAATGTTTGCGTTCTGAGGAACAGCAATGTCAAGTCGCTCGCCATTGCCAATGAAGTGACTTGTAGCTGTAGCTGTTTGGGCACCGGCACCAACTCGATACCGAATGTCTGCACCAACTGCACGCATTGAAATGCGAGACACAGTGGTTGTAAGGGCTGTATTGGCTGAAGTGGAGGTGGCAGTCAGTTGCCGTGCAACCCCAGGAATACCCAGAGGCTCTACGTAATCAACTTGATACCGACCTTCCTTCAGGTTCCATGTCGTTGCACCAGAGTATGTCATGTTTACCTAATAGGAGAAATTGTAACCTGGCCTACACCCATGCTTCTAATGCCAATCGCATCAGCAGCTGCTCGACTGAGATCAATCTCCCGTCCACCAACAAAGGGTCCACGGTCATTGATTCGTACGTCGATACACCTTTTGTTAGAGGTGTTGCACACACGCACCTTGGTTCCAAATGGAAGGGAGCGGTGTGCTGCAGTCATACTGTTCATGTCGTAAACCTCACCGTTAGCGGTGCGTCTACCGTGATAGGGATGGCCATACCACGAGGCAAGAGAAGCGAGTGTAAGTGTCAGAGTAAGCATTGATTCATTGCAAAGGACTTTTATATTGCTTACTCTTCCATCATTTCTTACTAGAAGTTCAAGTTAGAACGTTCCAGTCGATCAAATACATCCTGACGATACGCAGGATCTTTGTCGTACCTTGGGTCAGACATGGCCCGAACCACTTCAGCTTGGCTGCGGAATACATCAGCATTACTTGACGGAGCAGTACCAGTCAGAAGCTGACCGTCGTACCCTGACGCATCTTGAAACCTGTATGCCAGCGCCTGTACAGCAAAGAAGCAGCTAAGGGGATCCCCTCGCTCCATCACTGCATCGTACATTTCAATCTCGCTTTCACTCAGGTTCTGTTGAGCCCAGCCCATCATGTTTCCATACTGTTCCTGACCACCCACAATAGATTGAAGCTGTTCAACATCAGCTTCCCCTAGGGGTGCAACCTCACCTGTCCCTTGGCTTTCGATTTGTGCTCGATAGTCAAGATACATCTGAGCAAGGTCAGTTGGATCCATCTCTCGTAGCTGGTTCAAAGTCTCCTCTGAATAATCATCTTGGGATTCCTCCCACAAACGATCCAAGAAGCTTTGATCAACCTGCTCTTCATTAACTTCTTCCTGAGGTTGCTCCTCCTCTTGGGGTTGTTCCCGTTGAGAAGGATCACCTAGTTTCTTTTGAAGCTCAATGTAAGCCTGTTCTAGATCCTCAGCATCTCTGAACTTACCAGCCAGTAGCTGTTGTTGTTCTTGTTCCAGCTGTTCACCAATCTGTAGAGCTTCTTGCTCTTCAGCAGTAAACTCACCTTCTTGGTACTCAGTTGGATCGTACGTCAGTGTAGCCATGCGCAGTTGTTACTTTTAAGTTTCCAAGGCCAACAGTCTCTACTCGATTGGGAACACCAACCACAGCACGACCAACCTTTTGCCTTGGTGCGTATTTGTTGTTTGATTCGTCAGTCAATTGAATGACTTCCGGTTCAGGTTCAAACGATGTTTTCTTGGCCCGTTGGGGGCGAGACGGGGTTGCCTTGTCCACCGTTAATCATCTCCATTGCTTGGGGGTTTTTACTTGGATCCATCAGAGGCGTAGAAGCAAGCTGACCAATCTGTTGAGTGATTGCCATATCCTTCTGCATTGCCATGTTCTGCTCCATGTCTCCTTGAACCTCATCCATACTCTTCACAAGGTTGAGGACATCAATACCTTGAGCAGCAGCCAGACGTTTGATAACCTCATCACTGTTGATAAACTTACCAATTGATTCAGGGCCCATTGTCTGGGCAATCGTAGTCAGGAAAGCAGCAAGGCTTTCTCTATCTTGACCACGACCAAGAGCATTCACACCAGCAACAATCGTTGGTTTAACGATGTCCTTTGGAAGGCGAGGAATCTTACCAAGCTTCTGGAATACATTCAGCTTACGGTTCAGATAAGGAACAAGAAACTCCACAGTCAGCAAGGAGAATAATCCTCCCAACTGTGCTTCCAACTCCATCTGAGTCATGCGGACTTCTTCGGCTGTCGTTCTTTCTGACTGTCGGACAGAAAGGATCAGGAATGCTTCAGACAACCGACGTTCCAACGACTGCATTAACTCATATGCAGTTTTGAAATCAGCTGTCTTACCAACCTGAACAACACCAATGTCATCCGGCCTACCCTGAACGATCGCACCGTTGCCTGCAGAGGCCAGCGTCTGGGGTTTGGTAGTGCTTGAGGGTGACACCACGAAGACGACCTTAGCGGCTGCTGCAGAGCCTTCTACAAGGGCCTGAGAGAGTGCTTCAAGGGAGCGTAGGTCTCCAATGAATTCCTCAACTCGACCACGACCGTAGACCTCGCCATCTACCGTGTTGAACCTCAACACCAACCAAGGATTCGCCTCGATAGGCGCCTTACCCATCGAACCAGGGATGATCTTATCCTCATACTCCTGGTGCCACACGAAGCGATTGTTGTCTCGTTTAATATGTGTGTAAACATCAGCCTCATCGTCCCGATCAGCAGTGTTGCCGTCAGCACGGTTAGGCATTGCCTCAGGAAGAATACCAACAAGTAGCTTCTTACTGATTCGTTCTTTCGTGATTATTTCGATCACATTGCCGTTGCCATCTCGGTCAATAACATAGCGATTAAGTGGATACAACTTGAGTTGATCCTTGCCCATGTAGACCAACGCATTACCTGCTACCACCAGATGCTTCAGAGCTTGGTGGACAACAACACGATCACTGGAAGCAGCAATCGATTCAAGGATAGTACGTTCGATCTTGGCAAAGCTCAAGTCAAGTTCAGACCTAACCTCTGGGGGGAAGTCAGTACCAAGAGCACTGTCATCCAACTGCAATTTAAAGAAACTGGTTTGAGGAGGTAGTAGAGCTAGCATCAACTTAGATGCCAGAGTAACTACTCCCTTTGCACCAACGCTTTGCCACGGAGTTGGAAGTGGTCGTGCTCCTTTCTGCCATTCCTCTTCACCACGAATCAGGTAAGGAAGAGTAAGGTCTGCCGCTTGTCTTGCTACGTTGAGGAACTGGGAACGGTCACTTGATAAATAATCATATCGTGATTTAGCAGTCATTAGTTCATGTTATAACCAGAAACCGTAAGGCTCCTGTTGAGATTCGATGTACCTTTGGATGACTTACCTTGGGTGCTCCACGAAGACTTCTTCCGCTTCACACCAGCAGCACCGTTGATACCAGCTCCACCACCAGACAGCATTCCTACATCATTCGTCGGTTCTGTTACTACTGGAGTTGGACCATTAGGTGTCGGTTGAATTGGCGGCTGCTCAGTGTCAGTACTGCCTGGTGCATCTGTTGGTCCTGGTGAGCCGCTGCCTGTTCCAGTAAGTGTTGGTTTAGTTGGGTTGCTGTACTTTCCAGGTAGCGTCCAGACACCACTTTGATTATAGCCACTACCACCATACTTGTTGATTGACATGCTATCTCCAAACCCATTCCAGCCAAACACTTTCTTGGGATTTCCAATAGCATCCATACCATATGGTGAGCCATACATCGTCTGACCTTTCAAGGTCATTGAGCTAGTGGGCTTGTTTAGATACCCATTACTCAGATCATACAGCCCCTGATTGGTCTTGTTCAAGTTCTTGACATTACCAGAGGCATACGCCATCTGGGCAATCTTCATAATCTGGTTCTGATTGAACCCTTTATCCTGAAGCTTGCCAATATCACCACGGCTGAATTTGGATCCATATTGTGCGTTGGACCAATCACTAGCAGGTTTATCATTGAAACGCCTGCTAGCAGAAGTCTTGGGTGTACCTGCGGCTACCTTACGTTCTTCAACACCTCGTGAGACTTGCCCAGTGCGACTGTTGGAAGTTAGACTATAGACAGTTCTGTTTTCGGTTTTGTTGTTTTTGTTAGCCATTGTCGTCTGCTAATCGTTGTTGAATCCACTCGACTACTGAACGCTGGCCACTCTTGTACATGATCGCATTGATCGAGTCGCCTGGCTGAGGTAGGAATTGTGGAAAGTTCTCTTCAAGCTCAGCAATTAAGGAGCCAAGCTGAACACCATGTGTCTCAAGCGTATTGAGGTAGATTGGGGTTTGCATGTTCAAAGAAAGCTGGCATCCTTGCCCGTTGTGTTTCCAGCAGTCCTTCTGCTTTACCCGAGTACATCAAGCTGTCGCTCTGATCAAGCCAGAACTGCTTGTCCAAATACTTATTCTCGGATTGCTTGAGTGGTTGCATCACCCAAGCGATGGTTGCCTTACGCAACTTATCCAAAGAGGGAGACACAGTGAGGCCAAGCTCACGACACACCAAACTATTGGTGGCAACGTGTACCTGTTCATCTCGGCTAATGTCTGCACTTACTGTTCGGAGTCCAGCGTCACCATTAAACCTAAAGAACGGCAGTAGTACGAAGAACACTGCACGCTCGGCCACCATTGCTTTGAGGACCGTGTGATCAGGATGCGCTTGCCAAGCAGCTCTAAGTCGGAGTGCTTCGGCTTCAGCTTGAGGATCAGTGCCAATCGCGTTGGCAATGTAACCGAGAGCCAGGTCGTGGTTTTCTTCGTCTTTGATATTGGACAGAAGTAAGTCTTTCGATAACTCTGGAACATCATTCCTCAAAGCTTCTTCAATGAATTCACCAACAGGAAGTTCCATATGGCGAAGGGCAAGAGCCCGGAAGATCGTCTCTTCCGAGCCCTCTACAAGTTGACCAGCAGTTGTTTGCACTGGTGACCACTTGCGTTTGCGATTAAATAATTTCTGATAGGGATTCATTCGCCGCAATTACAATCTGGAGCAGGGTTGGTTAGTAAAGACTCCAAGTAATCATCGACATCAGACTCGTCCAGTGCTGCATATGCATCCGACTTGTCTTGCGTGTCGCCCATTACCTGAAGCGAATAGTAAAGACTTGTCTGGGGGCTAAGCAGCCACTCTTCGATGAACGCTTCGTCGTAAGTAAC